TTGAATTGAGCGAAGAGCCTAAACCTATTTCATTCAACCCTGAAAACGAAACTAAAGTAGAAGTAATGCGCCTTGCTAAAAATCGCAGTCGTTCTACAATGGATTCAATCCTTGAGAAATTCAATAATATTTAATAACTAAAAAACCAAAAAAAATGAGTACAACATTTACATCAGTATCTAACGATGTTTTACGTCAAGTAGGCGTAATTGAAACATTGACAGGTGCAACAACTTTAACTGCTGAAGATAGCGGTAAAGTATTTATTCTTAACGCTGCTGCAGGTGCGCAAGTTACACTTCCTGCCGTTGCTGACGCTTCAGGACATCAATACCGTTTTGTTGTAGGTGCTTTATTTGCAACTACTGCTTGGACTATCAAAGCAGCTACAAGCAAAATTCAAGGTGGTGTTATTGTCAATAGCACACTTGTTCCTGCTGCTGACGAAAACACAATCACTTTCTCTGCTTCTGCTGACACAATCGGTGACTTCGTAGAATTGAATTGTGATGGTTCTAACTGGTATGTATCAGGTATGGGAACTTCTGCAGGCGCAATCACATTAACTGTAGTATAAAACGAAATTAAATAATTAAATAAAATGGAAAAAATTAATCTATCGACTACTCAAAGCATCAGCACAACATATGCTGGTGAGTTTGCAGGTAAGTACATCGCAGCAGCTTTATTGTCTGCTCCAACCCTTGACAAAGGCGGTATCACTATTATGCCTAACGTCAAATATAAGCAAGTAATTAAGCGTGTGGCTACAGATGACATCATCCGTAACGCATCTTGCGATTTCGACCCTACCTCTTCAGTTACATTGACAGAGAGAGTGTTACAGCCCGAGAGCTTCCAAGTAAATTTGCAATTATGCAAGTCAGACTTTAGATCCGATTGGGATGCCATTCAAATGGGTTACTCTGCATTTGACACACTTCCTAAATCTTTCGCTGACTTCTTAATCGCACACGCTGCCGAGAAAGTTGCCGCAGGTATGGAGACTTCAATTTGGAGAGGTGTTAACGCAACTGCAGGTCAGTTCGCAGGTATTATGACACAATTGACTACTGATGCTACTTTGCCAGCTGCACAAGAGATTGCAGGTACTACAGTAGATGCTTCTAACGTTATTGCTCAATTAGGTTCTATCGTTGATGCTTGTCCTGCTGCTATCTACGGAAAAGAAGACCTTACTTTGTATGTATCTAACAACATCTATCGTGCTTATGTACGTGCATTGGGTGGTTTCGCTGCTTCAGGTGTAGGTGCTAATGGTTACGATAACAAAGGTACAAACCAAGTATTGAACGACTTGTATTTTGATGGTGTTCGTATCTTTATGGCTAACGGTCTTGCTAACAACACTGCATTGCTTGCACAAAAATCTAACTTGTACTTCGCAACTGGTTTGTTGAACGATATGAACGAAGTTAAGGTTTTAGATATGGGTGATATCGATGGCTCACAAAACGTACGTGTAGTTATGCGTTTTACTGCAGATGCTAAATACGGTTTTGCTTCTGACGTTGTTACTTACGGAATCACAAACTCTGCTAACTAAAATTAGCTGATTTCAAATAATCGGGGAGGGGTTTTCGCTCCTCCCTTTTTTATAACATTTAAAATCTAAAAAATATGTGCGAAATAACAACAGGTAGACTCGAAGTATGTAAAGACGTAGTAGGCGGTATTGACGCTATCTACTTCATTAACTACGGAGACTATACTTTCCCAACTGACGTAACTTACGTTTCTACAACGGATACAATTGGAGCAATTGCAAACGTAACATCACTTTACAAATACCAACTTAAAGGTACGAACTCTTTTGACCAAGTAATCACAACTTCACGTGAGAACGGAACTTCATTTGTAGAGCAAACTTTGTCAGTTGTATTAAAGAAACAAGATGCTGCTACACACAAGACGGTTAAGTTATTGTCTTACGGACGTCCTAACGTAGTAATCAAAACACGTAACAACCAATTCTTCCTTGCAGGTTTAGAACACGGAATGGAGTTGACTACTGCTAACGTGTCAAATGGTACTGCGATGGGTGACCTCGTAGGTTATACATTGACTTTTGTAGGTACTGAAAAAATCCTTGCTAATCTACTTGATGCAACTTCTGAAACAGGTGCTACAGGTCTTGTAGGAGATGCAGCAGCAGTATTTGGTGCGACTACTACCATCGTTGCTTCTTAATCTTTTTTTCATAGCGTTAAAGGGCAGGCTTCGGTCTGCCTTTTTTATTTGGAAACAAAACCAATTCTGAACGTTATTATAGTATGATAGTTTTAACTACATCTACATCAGCGCAGACGTTCTCATTCATTCCGAGAGGTTCATTCAATACAATGATTCTAACGGATGACCAAACAAACACACCTGCAACTATTACAATCACCAGTTCAACGCAAGGAGACTACGTAAACACGATCACTGCATCCTTCGCATTAAAAGAAGGACACTTCTACGACTTGGTTCTAAAACAAGGAACTGACATCGTCTACAAAGACCGAATTTTTTGTACTGACCAAAACATCGTGAACTTCTCGGTAAATTCAGGTGAGTACACTTCTAACACAACCGCAAATACATACATCGTATATGAGTAACATACACGTTTTAAATCTATCCGCTTACACTACTCCCGTTATTCAGGAGAGCAAGCGTGAGGCTTGGGTAGATTACGGAGAGGATAACAACGCGTATCAGTTCTTAATTGACCGATACACGAACTCCACAACCAACAACGCAATTATCAATAACATTGCTCGTTTGATTTACGGCAAAGGATTGTCAGCTACTGACGCTAACCGCAAGCCTAACGAGTACGCTCAAATGATGACATTGATTTCGAAGGAGTGTTTGCGTAAGATTGTTTTTGATCGCAAGTTATTCGGTCAGTTTGCTATTCAAGTACACTACAACGACAAGCACGACAAGATTCTAAAGGCTTACCACATTCCGGTAAACTTACTACGTGCTGAAAAATGCAATAAAGACGGAGAGATTGAAGGATACTACTACTCGGACGATTGGACTGACGTAAAGAAATACGTGCCTAAACGCTTCTCTGCCTTTGGATTTACCAATGAGAAGGTAGAAATACTATTCTCAAAGCCTTATGCCGTAGGAATGAAGTATTATGCGTATCCTGACTATCAGGGAGCAGTACCTTACACACTATTAGAAGAAGAAGTATCCGACTATCTTATCAACGAAGTACAAAACGGATTCAGCGGAACTAAAGTAGTCAACTTCAACAACGGAGTGCCTACATTAGAGCAGCAAGAAATCATCTCCGCAAAGGTTCTCGGTAAGTTGACTGGTAGTAAAGGTCAGAAAGTAATCGTAGCTTTCAACGACAATATGGATACTCGTACTACGGTTGAGGATATTCCTTTGAATGACGCACCTGAACACTACACGTATTTATCTGAAGAGTGTTTGCGTAAGATTATGCTCGGACATAACGTCACGTCACCGCTTCTTTTTGGTGTTGCATCGTCTAACGGATTCTCGTCTAACGCTGATGAGCTTGAGAACTCGTTTATCTTGTTCAACAATATGGTGATTAAGCCTTTCCAAGAGGAGATCATTGATGCCATTGACAAGATTCTATCATTTAACAACATCTCTTTAAACCTATTCTTCAAGACTCTCAAGCCGCTTGAGTTTGTAGACTTGGAAAATGCGGTAACCGAAGAGCAAGTTGCAGAGGAAACAGGTACGGAGTTAAGCGCACATATGCCAAAAGAAGTAGCCGAGCAGCTTATCGCACTTGGTGAAACACCTAACGAGAATTGGCTTCTAATAGACGAAGCACCTGTGGACTATGATTCCGATGAGTTAGAGAACGAAATGCTCTCTAAAGAGCTTGAACCTACCTTAATGTCGAAGGTATGGAACTTTGTAAGCACAGGAGACGCTCGTCCTAACATCACATCGAAGCAAGACAAGGTTATTGACGGAATCAAGTTTATTACTCGCTATGTTTACGAAGGTAAGACTGGCGGTAAAAGCGGAAAAGGTAGAGACTTCTGCAACAAGATGATGGATGCTAAAAAAATCTACCGCAAAGAGGACATCCAAAAAATGAGTGGTCAACAAGTCAACGCAGGATTCGGCCCTCGTGGTGCTGCAACTTATGACATTTGGCTTTACAAAGGTGGTGCTAATTGTCACCATAGATGGAATAAACAAGTGTATGCAACTTTTTCAGGCAAGGCATTGAACGTAGGTAGCAAAGAATTAAAGCAAGTAGCAGTTCGCAAGGCAGAGAAGTTAGGCTACATTGTAAAGAATGAGGCTTTGGTTTCTACTCGTCCTTTTGATATGCCTGATAGAGGCTACTTACCTAAAAACGATTAATAATGGCAACGGCACTACTTATAACAAGAGACGATATAGTTCGTTTTACCGCAGTCAACGGCAACGTAGATACTGACAAGTTTATTCAGTTCGTTAAGATTGCGCAGGACATCCACATACAAACCTATTTAGGCACGAAATTACTTGAGAAGCTACAAACGTTAATTATCGCAGGTACGCTTACAGGTAACTACGAGAGCCTTGTAGAAACATACGTTAAGCCAATGCTCATCCATTGGAGTCTCGTTGAGTATCTTCCTTTCGCAGCTTACACAATTGCCAACAAAGGAGTTTACAAGCACTCGTCCGAGAATGCTGAAAACGTAGAGAAAAACGAAGTAGACTTCTTGTTAGAGAAAGAGAGACAAATTGCTCAACACTACACGGAGCGTTTTATCAGTTATATGAGTTTCAACCAAGACTTATTCCCTGAATACAATCAAAACGTTGACCAAGATATGTACCCTGACACTACCAACAATTATACCTCTTGGTTTATATGAAAAAGAACAGACCGAAGGGTTTGAAGTATAACCCTAAAAACACGAATGTAGAAAAATTACGAATCTATTTAAGCAAACAAGAAAATGGCAAATAGCAACGGATGGGGAGATGGCGCAGGCAACAACGCAATAGGTTGGGGGCAAGGCGCAGTCAACAACTCCATTTCTTGGGGTGATTCCCATAAAAAATCTTGGGCAGGT